CCACCTCGCATCAAACACGGTCACGCGGGATTCGTACACCACGAGCAACGTCGGGGACATGTTTTCGACGTTTGGTATAACGTCCCTCCAACCTCGATACATCACTGACATTTTCTTCGACATTGGACTTGACGAATTCATCGACGAAGTATTCCAAGAGATCGGAGTCCGTTTGCCCGAGCAATTGCGAGCGTCGGTCGGTGCTGGGAACGGGCGAGCGCGACCCGTCCAGCCCCCGCCTTGACCATGTACGCCGAGCAAAACTTGGAATAGTTCAGTCCAGGGTAGGCGCGATTCGCCCGTCGTGGGTCCGCGATCGTTTTGCCGGACGCATCGACCAGGACGGGACCGGTTGCAAATCCCTGCTTGTGGCTCCAGAGCTTGACTGGAAACTGAATCACCTTGCCTGCTCGGATCGCACCGGTTCCTCTGTGAACCATCTGGTTCAGGACGGGTAGGTTACGGTTCGTGTTTGAGATTCGGCCGTTGGACGCACTCATAGGTCTCGTCCCTTTGACCACCGCAGCGCGAACGACGGCTGGTGTGACCCGGAAAAAACGCGCAAGACCCGTCACGGTATCCCCAGGACGTGTCTTGTAACGCACGGCGTTCGTCTCGCGGTACCAGTGGAAATCGCCACCGTTGGGTGCCACAAAGTTCATCACCTTGTAGTACCCCGGAGGGGACGGGTCTCCAGGTTTGCACCGATAAGCCAGTCCCCTGTAATCCTCAAGGACGCGCTTTGCGATTCCAGTGCACGTCGTGAACGTCAGACCCCATGCTTTGTTTCCAGCCATGTTTCCAGGAACATCCTTGTTGACCGATCTGATATTGTTCAGACCGAACGCATAGTCGTAGCAGTTGTCGTGGTGACGTCCCATGGAACCCCATGGGTCCCACTTAAAGAGCGTCGCGAGCGCAACCGCCTTTTTCTTCGCGGCCAGTGACGTCACCCGATTTTTCGACGACGAAGACTTTTTCGTCGCACAGGCGGTACAGCACGCCGTCATCTTATTTTCTCCGCACAAATTAAAATGCTCACCGTTCTCGGATCCCGTAATACCCAGGACCTCCTGTACAACATGACCATCTTCGTTCTGTACGTCATTCTCCTGACCTTCATTCTGCGTTACCTGTGGAACGGTACGATGGTGAAGCACATCAGCATCCTCCGTCCAGTCGACACCCTGATGCAGACCTTCCTGCTGGCACTGGGTATTTCCCTGTTCCGTCTGTAAGTCCAACGGGTCCTTAGCCCAAGTCGCGAAGCGACTTGTTCCTTGCCTGTTGTCCCCGGGGGTAATTAAAGCTTTACCTCGTTAAAACTATATGACTGACTTTGTTCTACAGCCCATGTTCACGTACCTGGGCAACAAACGAAAATTACTCGAATTCATCGAACGTACGGTCACTGAGATTTTCGGTGACGATAAGATTCGTATCCTCGATGGATTCACAGGGTCGACGGTTGTGGCGCGCATGCTCGCAGGTCACGCATCCGAACTCCACACGAACGACCTCGAGATGTATTCTCTGATGGCGGCGAAGTGCTTCCTGGAACGCCCGACCGACGACCAAAGTGAACGCGTCCGGTCACACCTGGAACGCATGAACGCACTGACTGAATTTACCCCTGGTGTCATCACCGAGATGTACGCGCCTGCAGACACGCAGAACGTTCAGGCAGGGGAGCGTTGTTTTTTCACACATGAGAATGCGCTCAGAGTCGACACGTGGCGCAAGTACATCGACGACCACGTCGAAGAGGACATCAAGCACTGGTGTCTTTGCCCGATTCTTATTCAGATGTCCGTCAAGGCGAATACATACGGTCATTTCAAGGCGTTTAGCAAAAACAAGGATAACATCGGGTCTTTTACGCAATGCGGTGAACGCGTGATTGCACCGATGGTTCTCCAGGTTCCTATTTTCAATCCAAATGCGTGTGCGGTCCATTGTCACTGCGAATCGACAAATGACCTTTTGGAACGCATGCCGTCCGAATCACTCGACCTCATTTATCTTGACCCACCGTACAACGAACACGAGTACTCGGCGTTCTACTTTTTACACAACGTCGTGTGCAGAAACGAACGTCCAACGAACGTCAACGCCGTCACGGGACTTCCCAAAGAGCGTGTCAAATCAGCCTATAACCATAAGATTGAGGCTGTGCGTGCGATGCGTCACCTCCTCGAACACTGCACACGGGTTTCACGCTACACGCTCATCTCGTACAACGACGAGGGTATCATAGGTCATGCAGGCTGGCAGGCTATTCTCGAGCCGTACACAGTTCGACGTATAGAACAGCCGTACACTCGCTATTCCGCCAACACCAAGAAGGAGAAGGAGGGGCGCAAAGAGGTGATGGAATTATTATATCTTGTAAGTACTAGATGAGTTTCATAACCAGCGGCATCGCAATGTTTTCGAGCACAATTCCATCCCCTGTCACTGGTTTTATAGCGAATAGCCCGACTGAAACGACCGTTTACCTTGTGTGGAAACGGTCATATGCCGCGACGTTGTACTCCATAGAGTCCTCACCACCGACAACAATTCAGACGACGAGTGATACATTCATCACGTTCACGGAAATGTCACCAGAAACGGAATACACGTTCACAATCACACCGTCGAACGCAAATGGCAACGGACCGCCGACGATGTTAACTCTCCCTCCTTTCCCGGGTTATGCTTCCGTTGTATACAATACACCCCTCTCAGTCACTAAAACAACCATAGAATTAGAATGGTTCCCATTGGGTGAATATACACCTGCATATGCGACTTCCTATAAGGTGTATTGTCTTGACCCAGTCACATTTGACATATTGTATGTTCAGACTGCTTCGCTCACAACTCCTTATACATTTACTGGGTTACAGACAAATTATGGGTACTATTTTCATTTATCGTCTGTGAACGCGCGTGGAGAACAGTTACTTCCCACCGTGTCGAGCACGACAATGTACACCACACCAACACTCACTGGATTTTCAGCAGGTAACCCGACAGAGACCACCGTCGACCTCACGTGGGACATACCGATCAATAACGTAGGATATTATAATTTTCTGTGTATCATTACTTCAAACCCGGCGACCACAGAGCAATCTTACAGTTACCCCCCTCCATACACGTTCACCGGGTTAACACCTGACACTGAGTACACATTCACAATCACACCTAAAGTCGGACCACCCGAAGTGACCGGCGATCCGGTAACGTCTGACTCGATAAGCACCCTTCCGTAATAATAAAATGCATCTTTGGTAAGAGATGCCAGTCAACCCGTTTGATGGCCGCATAGACAAGACGAGTGACATGCTCTCAATTTCAGGGACAGCGGTGCTCCTCTCAGGGGGTGGCATCATGCTTGCAGTCCTCATTGACAAACAATTTGCTGCTTTGTCAAGGAGATATCCTCGAAGTGCTGTGCCTCTTGCGTACCTCCAGGTCTTTATGTGTGCTGCGGTACTCACGTTCCTGTACCTGCTGGGTCCGACGAGCGTCGTCCTGCATTTCCAGCGTTCAATCCCAGGGCTCATATTCCCGGGAATGTTCTTCAACGTCCAGAGCAACGTCTTTGATACATTCCAGGCAATGCGTCTTCCCACAATTTAATTTGTCTACAACTAGTATAAATGGGTTCCCCACACGGCGCACCACCTCCTGACCCCGCCCCAGTCGCTGTTCCCGAGCCGGTCCCTGAGCCGGCCGTTCCCGAGCCGGTCCCCGAGCCCGCTCCAGTCGTCCCGGAAGTTGAGGACGAAGAGGAAGAGGACGATGGGGACGTCCCAGTGGCTCGCTCAGCAGCTCTGATCGAGGAGTCACTGAACGCGTCGCTCGATTAAAAATTGTTAGCATGGTTCCCGAGTTGTTCAAAAAACATACCAGCGCCGAGACCTAGGCCGAGTACAACACCCGTGCCCATCACAGCGTAAGCTGGCACCAGGCTCTTCCCACTCTCTTTGGCCTTGGAAAGCATATTCATACCGATGATTAGAAAAAACATACCGATCGCAAGAAACAAAATTTGTGCCGTCATAATCCCGGCACCAATTTTGAAAGCGTTTGCAAAGAGACCCATTTGCTTTTAGTTGTGAAAATTATTCAGTTAGCCCAATTGGCACGTAGTGCCCTTTGTGCGCCGCTGCGCGGCGAAGGAGTCCTTCGGACTCCTTTTAAATTTCCTGGTATCCCACCTTGATCTCACCGTCGACGACGAGGGTCGGGAATCCAGAGACGAAGTTGGGGCACTTGCCCTGAGCACAGTCCACGAACGTGTACTCGGTGCCCTTCTCCTTGAAGTAATCCTTCTGCTTGGTGCACCATGGGCAGGAATCCGAGCCGTACATGGTGACGCCTGGACCGCTCGGGGGGCTGTCCTGCTCTGGCGGCACAAACTCAGTCTCCTTGGACGTGCTGGGCTCAGGGACGTATGAGCTCTTGGTGCCCAGCCACCACTTGTACACGTAAAAGGCGAGAACGCCGATAATCACAGCGAATGCGACACGCATAATAATAGAATCACGATCCATCCGTACGGTCTCTACTGTACGATCGGAAAAAAGAAATCAGGACGGTGGCGCGGGCGGGACGAGGGAACCCACGATTCCCTCGAGAGCTGCGAGGCGAGCTTCGAGCGCTGCGTTCTTGGTTGAGAGTTCTTGTATGGCGGCTGTGAGATAAGAAACTAAATAAGACTTGTCTATGCCTTGGGGTTTAATATTGCCATCAGAGTCAACAGCGTCTTTTTCTCCGACGACCGCATCTGGAACCACCTCTTGGAGCTCGTGCGCAATGAAGCCATGGCCAGGACTTCCATCAGATTTCCATGTGTACGTGACGGGTCGAAGTCGGGCAATGACGTCCATCGCCATCGTGATTGGTTGAACATTCTCCTTGAGTCTGTAATCAGATGCGCTGGTATATGATGTGGTTGAACCACTCGACGTAATCGCACCTGTCGCAACTCGATTCGAACCGTTATCGGTCCAAAATTGAATCTGAGTTCCAGAAGTTGAATCAATACCTAAACTATGACCAGAACTACGGCTAAAAAATCGTCCGTCTGATCGGAGATTAATTCCATTCAATCGTCCAAAAGTCGGGTCGGTATTCGTAGTCCCCACATATACTGTACCAGACATGTACGCCGCCCCTGAAACTTCTAGAGGATAGCCAGGATTCACCGTCCCGATGCCGACGTTAGCACCCCTGGGATTCAAGGAAATAGGCATGAGCCCTATAAACGTGTTGACTCCCTGGATATATGTGTATCCTAAAGAGGCTGTCGACGTGTTGGAGCTCACACCTATGCGCAAGTTCCCGACTCCGTACGCACCTATTCCAGAAAATGTCTTTATAGAAAACTGTGCCGAATCATCGAATGATGGATCGTAACCAGCGGCTGGATCTTTTGAAAGAGGTAAGTTACCTACAATCAATGTACCGTTTCCACCTGTTGCAATCTGCGTGTTTGAAACGATGTTTTGGGCGTTGACGGTGAATATCGTCGTCCCTGCGGCGTTCGAAACCTGAAGCGGCCCACTGGGACGCGTCGTCCCGATGCCCACATTCCCTGCTGCGTTCACGAAGAGCGCCGTAGCTCCGGTGGTCGTGCGGAATGTCGCCACGTTCCCCGTCCCGAGCTGCTGGACGCTCAAGGCGTTGCCGGATGCCGTGTTGCCGAACACGAAGCAGTTGCTGGTGTTCAGGACCACGGGGACGCTTGGGACGCCCTGATTGAACGGGGTCGCCATCTACTCTTTGCACACGAATTTACTCCTACGGGATCACGACTCTTGTGGAGTCGGTCTCTGGGGCCAAACAATGTTAAAAGGATCTGTTTGAAGAGTCACATCACGCAACTGAGCACGGTACTGGACCCACTCGGACTTGTTGGGCACCTCGTAGTCGGTCACGCTGCAGGTCCAGTCGGAATCGTACAGCTTCTGGCGCTGCTGGGTGCGCACGGAGGTCCATTGCCACTCGACGTTCGGGACGAGGGTCACGGAGCCGTCCTCTGACTTGGCGGGTTTCACAGAGTCGGGGTCGACTCCGTTCTCGGTCAAGAGGTGCGTACAGGTCTCGAGAGGGTACTGCTCCAAGTACTGCTCTGGGAAGGTTGTTGGGTACCTGAAAACCTCCCGAGCCCCTGAATCGACGACGATACGCCACGGCATCTTCTATTATAACTCGGCAGAAAATCCTATGTACTTGCCAACCGACATGTACAACATACCCGACCCGCCTGCAGTGAGGCCTGAACCATTTGACAAATTTATTCCGATAAGGTTCCGTGTCAGACTCGCCACGCCATTCCCCGTGCCGCCTATGGTGGTGAATCCCAAATTCAGGTTGGCGGAGTATAGGTACACATCATTCGTTGTATGTGTTGTTGTTCCCTGAATCATTGATGATGTGTATGCACACGTGTTTGAAGATGATGATATGTCTATAATTGTAGGTTGGGAGCGCATGGAGGTTGGCACCACTATAATACCCGTGGCCGACACGGTGTTGATGGCGGTAGCTATACCTAATGGTTTAAATGAGCCATCCCCTGTAAACCGCACATAATACCTCTGACAGAGGGATAGTTCTATCCCGAACGGGCGAACCTCGAACGGCGTGGCCACGGAACCTTTCTCGAGCTGGACGCCGGTGATGTACAATGTCGCGCCGTTCGTAGCCACGAAGTTGACGGAACCGGACACGCGGACCTTATCACCAGCCACCCATGTACCGGGTGCCGACGTGGCGTATGACGTGTCAGAGGACCCAAGATCCCACCAGAGCCTACATCCGGCAGTGTTTGTAGATGGGAAGTTGACGGTGTATCCACTTGGCGGTGGCGGTATCACGATTACTATTTGTTGCCAAGTGTTCGCATTTGATATAGTGTATTGAACAGAATACGACGGCTGGTTGCCATTCCCACCTACCACGTTAAACGTGAAACTCCCCGTGACGCTAGAACGCACCCAGAAACTCAGGGTCGCGGGAACTCCATAAGACGTTCCCCACATCAAGTCGGCAATGTTGTAGCCTTCGATGTACTGCCCCGCACCATAAAAATCAGACGTGACGGTGGTATACGCCGATAGTGACGTGATGAGAAAGCTATTCACAAAACCCATACCAGTAGGAACAACCGAACTTTGCTGGCACGATATTTTACCCGCGAGTCGACCCAGAACCCAGAATCGATCGGCTGCGTAATTATACGCGGCGGCCGTGTTAGTAATGGCCGAACTCGCCGACCCTCGCTGATCTACTCTCACGTCCCCATTAATGATCCGATTCCTAAACATCAACGGATTCCCCGCGCTCAATGTACCCGCGACCACGGCGCTACCAGCAACCTCCAGGGCCTGGGTTGGTGTGGTAACACCGACCCCGAGCCGGCCGTCCGCCGAGACGCTCGGGCCCTCGATGGTGCCGTTGAGGGTCCATTCAGGCAAACCTATTCCCGTGCCGTTCGATACTATATTGATCACGATACGGAAGTAACTGAACGCCTGAGATGCTTGAACCTGGTAAGTGTTATAGGCGCCTGATGTCCACGTCGCACCTGAACGTTGGTCGATGAGGAACCAGTTGGTTCCATCGCGCGAACCCAAGACATACCACGCACTGAGTGTGTTGGAAGGTCCCGATTGTGGAAGGATTGAGTAACTTGAAAGCACAATTGAAGAAGGTTTCTGAATCTGAAGCCATTCACCGGCGTATGATGTTCCGTTCACGTCGACCGTACGTACAGTACCTCCGTAAGGAACATTGGTCGTGTAAGAATACGAGCCACCCCACTGCGTTGCGGAACTTTTGTCGAACGCATACCATGCATAGTACGCACCAGGTGTGTATTCCGTTGACGCACTCGCCACGTACGTCCCCTGCCCGTACCCGGAGTTCAGAGTGGTGGCGTAGGTGGTCATGGCCGCGGGCGGGAACGAGAGAACTCCGGAGGAGTTCGCCCCCCCGAATTTGCTCGTCAGAACTCGGCCGGGCGCCGGCGCGTTCCGTAGCAGTAGGACGGTTCCGTAAGGCAGGCCGGCCTGTGTCGTTCCTTGGATGGGCTGGAGGGGGCCCGTGGGCGGGGTGAATGAGGTTGTGTAGAGGGCGGCGCCGCGGATGAATCTGAAGTTAGACAAGTATCCAATGTTCGTTCCGGAAATACCAACCCAATAATCGATGTTTGTATTATTTGTTCCAGTGTATTGGAACGTGCCGGTGACTTTGGGAACCACCGTGACCGCACCGTTGACGGCCAGATACACTGTTGACGTAGATGCGATATACGAAACGGCAAGGTGGTTCCACTGATTCAAGGGGACTGTACCTCCCACGAAGCTACCGGAGGTTGGTGAGGTGATACCAGCACTGTACAAAACAAGTTGGTTTGGATAATTTGATTGTGAAACATACATGAGAATGTCACCGTCCCGGCTTAAGAGACGCTGGTCATATGGACGTGATGTATGATACACGAAACACTCCATAGTGAAATCGAAACTCGTCCAGTTGTAGGCAAATTGCGGCTGAACCCCAAAAGAAATGCGAGGTGCGCTCCCCCCCGGAAAGTACACGGACCCCTCCCCCACAAACGGCCCAAATGAAGAATACGCCACGGTATTCGCCACGGTCGCCGTGTTACTCACGACGTAGGCCGGAATATTGAGACCCGAGCTCGAAAAGTCCTGTGGGACGTAGGCTGCCGTGGAGGTGTTGGACGTGCCGTAGATCGCCTGAGCCGTGATCGTCGGGACGTTCAGAGTTTGGGAAACGATGACGTTGCCCGCGTAGTACACGTTCGCCGCAAAGACGTTGCTGGACATTGCGTTCTACTAAGAGGGGGTATTTATTTGGGGCCACTCGACTGAGACCAAGTCCGCAGGACTTGTGATCGTGACCTCGTCCGGCAGGTCGCGCAGGGCCTGCCTGTAGGCGAACCAGGCGTCCTTCTTGTCTTGGCTGAGGTGAGCGTCCGAAAGTGCCACCCAATCGCTCGCGGCGAGTCTCGCGTTTCTCTCGGTTCTGAGTTGAGTCCATGCAGCTGCTGACACGGTATCGACGTCGAGGGAGATGACCCAGACGTCATCAACGAGCTCAGCCTTGAGGGGCTTGCCCTCGAGTCCGTCCGGGACGGGAACAGTCAGGAAATCGGCCCAGGCACCACCGTCGCGACAAGCGCCTGGAGGGACTTGACCGACTATGGTGGGGCCGGCGGGGTCGATAACAGCCTCCATTCTACTACTAGAGCTCATTATTTATTTGGACGATGCCCAGAGACGGTGCGGTGGTGTTTGTATTTTGAAGAAAATAGGGATAGCCGAGGGTCAATGAGGCGCTGCCGATAGTAGCCTGGAGCACTATACCGTTAGTAGCTGCAGAGTCTCTTATTATAGCGGTGGTGACGATGGCATTCCATACCCCCGAGAAACTGCCAAGGAGACGTATGGCCCCCACGTTCGAGACGGCAATAGTCGTTGCCGATATGTCACGCATGGGTACGGGGAGAATACACAGAGCATTCGCTTGTGTGGTGGACGCTGCGATCCCCGACCCAAGAAATTCAAGCCCCGTAGTCCCCCCGAGTTTGGTAAAGTACCTCTGACACAGCGCCAACTCCTGAGCGAATGGTCTTTGCTCGAAACCCGTGGCGACCGTACCCTTCTCGAGCTGGACGCCTGTGAGCTCGATGTAGTTGCCGGCGGTGGCCATGATATTTGTAGTTCCGGCGATCGTGGTATAATTTGAAGCCAACCAGGCATTCGGCGTCGGTGCCTGACCGGCTGTAGCCGCATAAGAACCTATATCAAGCGTTAAACCCACGCCGTTGGTGAGTCCTATTCCAGTGGCGCCGTTTGGTGGTGGAGGGATCGTGACGGTCACGTATTGCCACGTGGATGGATTCGTGATGGTTATGGGTGAGTTGTAAGCGTAAGAACCCGTGCTTGTTCGCATGGTGACCGCAATGACGGTTCCGGCCGTACACAGGGAACGAAGCCAGAAAGAAACCGTGATCGGGACACCGAAGGACGTTGTCCACTTCAAGTCGACCGTGTTGTATCCTTCGATAAATTGCATGATTTCATAAGCCGTGGAAGTCCCCGTTCCAGTCAGGCGAAGTGAATTCGTGAATCCAAGTTGAAAAGGGGTGTCGGACGCAGTCAAGGTTTGTTGGGAGAATATGAATGTGCCTGTAGCATAAGTGGTCCATCGATCGAGATAGTAATAATTGGAATTCACACCTGAAATTGGAAAACTCGTCCCCCTCTGCGCGATCCTCATGTCGCCGTTGATGATGCGGTTGCGGAACGCGCCCATGCCCGCACCTCCACTGATCGTGCCCGAGACGACGAGATCGCCGGCCACCTCCAAGGCGCGCTGCGGGTTGGCGATGCCCACGCCCACTTTCGCATCGGACGTGACGCAGAGGGCTTCTTCGGTGCCGTTGAACGAAAGCGTCGCGACAGTTGGACCGAATGGTTGGGAGTTTCCAACGGTAGTAAGTACTATATATCTGTAATAAGTGTAAGCCTGGTTTGCACTAGCCGTAAATGTCTGAGTAGTTACCGGAAGTACCGCCGACCAAGTAATTGATGTTCTACGGTCGACCACAGTCCAGTTGATTCCATCACGACTACCCATCAGCGCCCAACTTGAAGGACCAAAACTTGTAGTGTATCCTTGAACAGCGTATGAACTAAGCAACACAGAAACGGGCATTTGGAGCTGACACCATTCACCGGGGTACGAGTTCCCCAGAGTATCGACGGTAGCAACAGAGCCAATGTAACCGAACGGACTCGTAGTTGAATATAGAGAAGATGTGACACCTTGCCAATAAGTTGATGAATTGCCATCGAACGCTTGCCATGCTGGCCATGGATTAGTCGATTCCGTACTCGCACTCGCAATGTACTTACCCTGCCCGTACGTCACTGACGCATTCGAAGTTGTATCGAGCAAATAGGAGGACATGGGCGCCGGGGGGTAACTCTGTACGGATCTCGTCGCACCCAATGAAACTGCGTTGAGCCCGCGGCCCTGAATTTCCAATGTGGTTCCTGTTTGACCGCCGAGGGAGCGGAGCAAAAGGAGGGTGTTGGCGTTGTTCGTCGGGTGAGGTTCGAACGGGACCGTGTAGCTTGAGCCGGTGTACCGAGCCACGTTGGACACGCGGACGTCGGCGAGGTTGCCGTACATGTATTGACCGGCTGTGTAACCAACGTTCAAACCGAGAGTCGGTGTGAAAGTCTGTAGCATAGTCGAAGCCGCCATGGAGTTCGACAAAGCTCCACCGACGTACAAATTAGAATTCACACCGTCAAATGTCGCCGCAATGTGCGTCCACGTATTGAGAGGAGCTGTAAGACTTCCGAAATTAGCCGTACTCGCGCCAGTCACTGCCCCAGAATAGAACCCAACTATTCCAGTACCCTGATATATATTCAAGAACCAATCAGATGTCGCGGCATTCGAACGGGAAATTATGTTCGGGAAATTTGCTACGATGTTCGTAGGATAAACCCACCCCTCAATAGTCCAGTTTGAAGCCCAGATGTTGGTCGTGAGCACCGAAGACGCCGCATTGCCGTAGTCGATGTACCCGGTGCCGTCGAAACGGATCGAATCGAGCTGCGGGTACGTGGTCGAGTAGGGGCTGAGCACGTTTGATGTGACTCCGCCGATGGGCGTGGGGACGGCGCCAAAGGACCCTGATTGGAGCGCCAGAGGAGTGACGTCCTGGATCGACGGGTAGGTTGGCAGAGGGTACTGAGAATCGAGGGACCAGGCGACGGTGGCGCCGGCGGGCACGGCTGCAAAATTGGGGTTCGCAGTGAAGTTTCCACTTGAATAGACGTTGCCGAGGGTCGGGGAACCTACCGTGCCAAAGGTCAAGCGGGCCTTGGCGACGGCGAAGTTGGGGGGTGTGTTGTTATTGACTTGCCCGATCGTCAGTGCCGTGCCCGCCGTGACAACAGGGGTTCCGGAAATGGCCGTACCCGCTCCGGATACGAAGGTGCCATTCACCGCGAGCCAGATATTGGTCCCGTTGGACTGGACGACTACGTGAGTCCACTGACCAGTCACCAACGCACCTACAGAACTCACAACACCTTGACCAGCCCCGTTATAGTACCAAAACGCCAATTGACCAGTCGTCGTAGCACCGAAAGCCCAATCCGTACCTGCTCCTGTCGGGGCATAGTGACCAATCGTTAGCGGTATACTAGCCGCGTTATACACGTTGCTATTCGCCAGTGACGCATAATTGACCCAAGCCTCTAAGCAGAACCCGTTGGTCTTCCAGTTTGTGTCGTAGGCCGTGTTCACATTAGAGTAATAAGACCCCACCGTCCCCGGCAAGGTCAAACAAGGTCCATAGGGCGAGGTCGAGGCGCCCGGGAAGTACTGGGACTGGAGCGCCAGGGTCAAATTGGACGTGTAGCCGGTGTTCATGCCGGTTCGGTACGTCGGGGCGGTCGTGAAGGGTCCGAAAGCAGGGGCGGTGAAGGTTGCCACTGGAACGATACACCCCGTCATGATTCGGACGTCATAAACGTTACCAAAGAGCTGATTACCCGGGTCTGCCGAAATACAGACATTAGCCGTTGGTGTGAACTTCAAGTTCGTACCGGCTGTGAAACTTTGAGACGTGCCACCAAGTCCACCGTTGGTGAAGACGCGCACGGTGCCTGTATTCACACCCGTCCTTTGCCATGATGCGGCGACGTGGTACCACGTACCAGCCACAAGTGCCGTGGTGTTTGAAGAACTCACTATACTTCCACCTACGTTTGAAGCAATGAAATTGGGCTGCCCTGAACTTAAATATAAATTGAAATCTGGTGTGGTCGCGCCGGCATCACCGGGGCGTCTAGCGCAGATTGCTTGCGTCCCTGAAGCCGTTGACAAATTGACCCAAGCCTCGATGAAGATGTTCGAGACGGCGAGATTGGAGAGACTTACTGAATGTGCCGAGCCGAAATTTACATAAGAATTGACAGTCGATGGCGGTGTGTTCAGGACCGAATATGAAGTTCCCGATACCGTATTTGAAATCATCGTCGCCGCATTACTCAGGTACCGTTGGATCAAATTCGTGGTCGTGGTCAGAGGCACGGACCCCGTGACGTACGAAGAGACGTGGAGCGATCCGGTCGGTACGCGGTCGGCCAGGACGTACGCATTACCAGAGGCGTCCGAAGTCACAGTCACGTTGCCGACAAAAGAGGTGTTGCCGTTGACCGTCAGGGTCTCTGTCAGAGATGTGGGGATGACACCACCGATACCGACGGGGCCGCCGTTGTAGTACACGCTCGTCCCCTGTTGGGTCCACGGGTTCGTGCCCGTGTTGATGTACCCGCCGATGGGTTTGATTGAAACGAATGTAGAGGTTGCATTCAGAGC